AAAGTTCTTTCACCTGAAGAACAAGCACGATTAGCACGCCAACAAAAAATGATGCAACTCACTGGCGGGCGAGGATTAATTGCCAGTGGTATAGATACTCCGGACGGATTTGCTCAAGACGGAACGTTCGATGCAACCATAGATGATCTAGATGATCCTACCGGCGAAGGCCCCGGAATTCACGTAAAGTTTGACAAAGATTACAATCTTATCAGTTCATCTAAACCAATACCCGGTTGGCAACCAGTGAAATCTACTTCTGCGCCAACATCCGCTGCACCAGTTAAGCAACCTGCAATAACACCAAATGCTTATGTGGCCGGTGTGAATAAGTCAGAGGAAGATCGCCGTGCCATGGCAGCGAATCGATATAATGAATCATTGTCCTGGAGCCGAAACTTCAATCCAGGCATGACACTGTTCCGCCAAATGAAACGGGAACAATCATAATGCGACTGAATGAAATTACCAATCCGCCAGTTGATGTTGACGAATTGAAACAACAATTAGCTGCAAAACAAGCCCAGTATGCACGACTGGGCGGCGACAGTTATCAATACGCTGATCGCATGATGCCACAAGATTATGAAGCCCAACAAGTGCATCGCGAAATTAACTCTCTACTGAGAAGAATTCAAGCCGCAGGTGGCTAACCAAACTCAGCCTTAGGACCGAGTGGGCGGCTGCTGCCCGGGCTAAGGAATTCGCTACTCCACGGCCCAAAGTGAGCAAATTGCTATTGACACGCCACTGCTAAAACTGTATACTTACTTTTTAGGAGGCTCTATGAGCAAGACATTTAACGGCGAACAAAAACTCAAACTTACCCAAATCATCAACGAAGGCATGCAAGTGCTTCACGAGATCGAAACACTCAACGGTGGACTCACTGATACCATCAAGGCTGTGGCCGAAGAGTTAGAAATCAAACCGGCCATTCTCAAGAAGGCTATCAAGTTGGCACACAAGGCTGAGTTTGGCAAAGAGAAACAGGATCACGAGACCCTGGAAACTATTTTAGAAACTGTTGGTAAAACTCTATAAATACCTATGAGTCGCTCACATTACGAGCATGTAGCAAGGCCAGTCCGGCCACAAACGGAGAACAATGAGTTATATCGACGCACTATTTGATCGTGAACACGATCGCATCCATGTTGTAGAACGCCGAGACGGCGAACGAGTCTACAAAGAATATCCAGCCAACTACATTTTCTATTACGACGATCCTAGAGGCAAGTTTCAAAGCATCTACGGCACGCCGGTCAATAGATTTTCATCACGCAACAACAAAGAATTTCGCAAGGAAGTTCGCAGCCAGTCCGGCAAGCAGTTGTATGAATCGGACATCAACCCCATCTTTAGATGTTTAGAAGAGAACTACAAAGACCAAGATGCTCCGGAACTGCACACAGCATTTTTTGACATTGAAGTTGCGTTTGACCAAGAGCGTGGATTCTCGCCTGTGGCAGATCCGTTCAATCCCATCACTGCTATATCTGTGTACTTGGATTGGCTGGATCAAATGATCACACTGACTGTGCCACCCAAACACTTGAGTTGGGACACAGCACAAGAACTGGTGGCTGAGTTTGAAAACACCATCTTGTTTGAGCGTGAAGAAGACATGATCAAAATGTTCTTGGATGTGATTGAAGGTGCAGATGTGCTCACTGGCTGGAACTCAGAAGGCTACGACATTCCTTACACAGTAAACCGTACCACACGCATACTCAGCAAGGATGACACACGACGTTTTTGTTTGTGGGGACAGTTTCCCAAGCAAAGAATGTTTGAGCGTTTTGGTGCAGAGAATCAGACCTATGACTTGATTGGTCGTGTGCATATGGACTATATGCAGTTATATCGCAAGTACACATACGAAGAACGCCATAGCTATAGTTTGGATGCCATTGGCGAGTATGAACTGGGTGAACGCAAAACACAGTTTGAAGGCACACTGGATCAGTTGTACAATCAACACTTCAAGAAGTTTATTGAGTACAACCGCCAAGACACCATGATCATTGCCAAGTTGGACAAGAAACTGCGTTTCTTGGATCTAGCCAATGAACTGGCGCATGCCAATACTGTGTTGCTACAAACCACAATGGGTGCTGTGGCAGTGACTGAACAGGCCATTATCAACGAAGCGCATGAGCGTGGCATGGTTGTGCCCAATCGCAAGCAACGTCTTACAGATGATGACACACAGGCTGCCGGTGCTTATGTGGCATATCCCAAAAAGGGCTTGCACATGTGGATCGGATCAGTGGACATTAATTCACTATATCCATCTGCTATTCGTGCCATGAACATGGGTCCAGAAACTGTGGTAGGCCAACTGCGGCAGACCATGACTGATCGACTGATCAAAGACAAAATGGCCAAGGGTGATTCATTTGCGGCTGCATGGGAAGGGTTGTTTGCCAGCCTAGAATACACAGCCGTAATGGAACAACAGCGTGGTACAGAAATTACCATTGACTGGGAAGGTGGCGAAGAGTCGGTCCACTCGGCTATGGAAATCTGGCACATGATTTTTGATAGCAACCAGCCCTGGATCCTTACTGCCAATGGTACCATTCTCACTTACGAAAAGAAAGGTATCATCCCTGGCCTGCTGGAACGCTGGTATCGTGAACGACAAGAGCTACAGGCCAAGAAGAAAGAAACCAAGGATCCCAAAGAAATTGCGTTCTGGGACAAGCGCCAGCTGGTCAAGAAGATTAACTTGAATAGCTTGTATGGTGCTATTTTAAATCCAGGCTGCCGTTTCTTTGACAAGCGTATTGGTCAGTCAACCACTCTGGCAGGCAGATCAATTGCCAAGCACATGGACGCCTACATTAACGAGTGCATTGCAGGCGAATATGATCACACTGGCAAGGCCATTATCTATGGTGACACAGACTCATGCTATTTCTCTGCATGGCCCATACTGGAAAAAGAAGTTGCAGAAGGGCGCATGGAATGGTCAAAAGAAATCTGTATCCAACTGTATGATTCTGTTGCTGAACAAGTGAACGAGAGCTTTCCAGCATTTATGGAACAGGCATTTCATTGTCCTAGAGACATGGGCTCGTTAATTAAAGCAGGTCGTGAACTAGTTGCTGACCGTAGTTTGTTTATCACCAAGAAGCGTTATGCTGTGAACATCATTGACTTGGAAGGCAAGCGACTGGACGTGGACGGCAAGATTGGCAAAACCAAGGCCATGGGCCTGGATTTGAAACGCAGTGACACGCCCAAAGTAATTCAAGACTTCTTGTTAGAAATTCTAAATAAAGTACTGGCAGGTACACAACGAGATGAAATTATTGAACGCATTAGAGAATTCAAGTATGAATTTAAAGAGCGGCCAGGCTGGGAGAAAGGGTCACCCAAGCGTGTGAACAACTTGACCAAGTATGCGGCAGAAGAAGCACGCCTAGGCAAAGCAAACATGCCAGGACACGTTCGTGCCGCAATGAACTGGAATCAAATGCGCCGAATGAATTCGGACAACTACTCAATGCAGATTGTTGATGGTATGAAAACCATTGTGTGCAAACTCAAGTCAAATGCACTTGGCTGGACGTCAATTGGCTATCCTACAGATGAACAAAGATTGCCTGCATGGTTTACTGAACTGCCGTTTGACGATGGACTAATGGAAGCAACTGTTGTGGATCAAAAAGTTGACAACTTGCTGGGTGTGTTGGAATGGGACCTTGCGTCAGCTACTAACACAGAAAACACTTTTACATCACTATTTTCTTTCGAATGAAGCTGAGCCAAATTGTTGCATACTTAAATTGGTTGGAACGTCCCGACATGGATCCTGCCTATGGTAATATTACTGACAAGTTGGACGATATATTACATGCTGTTAAAAGTCGTGACGTACAGTATCATTCAACGACCGCAGAATTAGATGAGCGCTTGCTAGATGTTAGACATTCTATTTCAAAATTTGATCAATCACTTCAAACTCTAAAGCAACAGTTAAGAAACGACGTTAATCGTCTAGAGCCCGAATACTATGCAGAAAGTTGGAAGCGATACGAACAAGAAATGTGTTTTGAAACTGTGGAGCACTTGATTAATCGAAAACTACCTATTGAGTTTAATGATCGTGAAAGTCTACGCAACACAATAAAAAATTATACCGATTGGCGGCTGCCCGGAATGTTCATTGGCGCTCGACAAGAAATGCTAGTGGAAGACATGGTGCCAATGGATCCTTTATATCTTGTGGATCACAATCGCGAATTGATTGATGTTGCTATGGCTCCGTTTACCAAAGAATATCAAAACAGATTGAGACCATACGTAATTAACGACTGGAAAGACACAGAAATTTTTACTGCACTGCCTGTCAATCAATTTGGCCTGGTATTTGCCTACAATTATTTTAACTGGAAACCCATTGAGATGATTGAAAAGTTTTTGATAGAGATATATCAAAAACTACGCCCTGGTGGTGCATTGGTTTTTACCTATAATGAATGCGATAGTTGGCATGGCGTTGGTGCTGTAGAAAATGCTTGGATGTGCTACACTCCAGGCAGTCGCATACAAACAATAGCCAGAAGTCTTGGCTATAAAATTATTGAGCAGTACACCGGAACAGGTGACATTGCTTGGTTTGAAATGCGCAAACCTGGAGAAATTCAAAGTCTGCGCGGGGGGCAAGTTTTGGCGAAAATAAATCGTCAATAACAATTGCAAATTCTAAATACATCTGTTAAACTTAAACATTAGGAGTATACCATGAGAGATTATCTATTAGACTTAGTACAACACACACATGATCTTGGCTGCATTGACTTGATCAAGATTGTGGGTGATGACAAATCCACACAAATTGTAGGTTTAGCCGAAGACATGAGTGTGGTAGTGGAGGGTGAATTTAAAAACCCACATCCAGACTTTGTGGGCACATTTGGCATGCCCAACTTGAGCAAAATCAAAATCTTGCTAAACCTGCAAGAGTACAAAGAAAATGCCAAGCTCAGCTTGAGTCGCAGAGCCGGCGGTGAGCCAGATGGCATCAACTTTGAAAATGCCACTGGCGACTTTAAAAACAACTATCGTTTTATGGCTGAAGCTATTGTGACTGAAAAGCTCAAGACCCCCAAGTTCAAAGGTGTAAACTGGCACATTGAATTTGAGCCCACTGTGGCTGCTATTCAGCGCCTGCGCATGCAAGCACAGGCCAATGCCGAGGAACCACACTTCCAGGCCAAGACTGAAAACGGCGACTTGAAGTTTTTCTTCGGTGATCACTCAACACACGCTGGTAACTTTGTGTTCCATCCAGGTGTTAATGGGCAGTTGAAACGTGCTTGGTCTTGGCCTGCTCAGCAAGTCATGAGCATTCTGGCACTCACAGGTGACAAAACCATTCGCATTAGTGATGACGGTGCTGCCAAGATCACAGTGGATTCAGGCATTGCTGTTTACAACTACATTCTGCCTGCACAAAGCAAGTGATGGAAACACAAAAAAGAACAATCACTAGAATGGTAACATACAGGATTACTGCCTGGCTGTTTACCATACTATGGACTTACATGTTCACTAGTGATATTGGCAATGCAACTGGATTTGCCACAGCATTGCATGTCTTGCTTAGTATTGATTATTACATACATGAACGAATCTGGCTCAAAATCAAGTGGGGTCGAATTGACTCAAGATAACTTAACAGCCAAGCAATTGGACTATGCTGTATTCCTTCCGGCCATCAGCGGGTTCTATGCCACATTTGTGGGCAAGCAAAGGAATGAACCGTATGTGGATCCCGCACGATTTCCGCAGGGTCTTACGGATATGGAACAGCTTAATTGGCTCAACTCCACTAAGGCTTTATTCCCTTATCGTTGGTCACTTGCGTCTGGAGGACATGCTAATCTCGATCTCTCCAAACAAGACTGGTCAGAGGACATGGTCCGGAACCGTGAGCCGGGAACGTTTATACTGGGAGATTCGGGCGGTTTCCAGATTGCTAAAGGCTTGTGGGAAGGCGATTGGAAAGCCAACTCAGGTTGTGCTAAGGCTCAAAAGAAACGAGAGCTTGTTCTAAACTGGCTAGATAACGTTTCTGATTACTGCATGACACTTGATATTCCAACCTGGGTCATTCATGACAAGAAAGCCAGCAAGGCCTGTCAAATCTCCACACTGCAAGAAGCAGTAGATGCTACCAAGTTCAACAACGAATACTTTATGAAGCATCGTAAGGGCATTCGTAATAGTGGTACTAGGATTCTAAATGTATTGCAGGGTGACAACCACAGCAGTGCAGACCAATGGTACGAAACCATGAAAGAATACTGTGATCCCACAAAGTATCCAGACACACACTTTGATGGTTGGTCAATGGGCGGTCAGAACATGTGCGACGTTCACTTGGTGCTAAGACGACTGGTAGCCTTGCGCTATGACAATTTGTTGCAAGAGGGTGTGCATGATTGGATGCACTTCTTGGGCACATCAAAGTTGGAATGGGCTGTGCTACTGACCGTGATTCAAAGAGCAGTTAGAAAATACGTTAATCCGGCTTTTACTATCTCTTTTGATTGTGCCAGTCCATTCCTTGCCACAGCCAACGGCCAAGTGTATTACGAAAATGTATTTGAGCATGACTCAAAGTGGTCGTATCGTATGGGTCCTAGTGCTGACGATAAAAAATACAGCCTAGACACACGCAAGTGGTCAACTGGTGTAGTAGCAGATGGCATCTACCCACGCTGGGAAGACAGTCCACTAAGCGACTTGTTTAAGATGAAAGATATTTGCATTTACAAGCCCGGCGACCTAAATAAGATTGGCAAAGAAGGCAAGACATCATGGGATTCATTCTCATATGCACTGCTCATGGGTCACAATGTTTGGATGCATCTAACTGCTGTGCAAGAAGCCAATCGACGATTTGACGCAGGTGAACATCCTGCCATGATGCGCCGTAGCACAGGCGATTATGCTCGATTTGAAGACATTGTGGAAGCAATCTTTGCCGCACCAGATCGAGAAACTGCTGACGCTATTATTGAAACATATGATAGTTATTGGATGGAGATTGTGGGCACACGAGGTTTCAAAGGTAAGAAAACCAAAAATGCTCGCACACAATTCAACGCACTGTTCTCTTTTGAAGAACCTGATGTTGACAACGACCCAGAAGACCAGTTAAAATCAGAAGCATTACAACTGCTTGAAAGTGAGCAAATCAAATGAATAGACCCGGACACGAAGATACCAATTTCTTTGTAGGCACAGAAGTTGAAGCCAGCCCTGCTGTCAACCGCCGCACATTGTTTGTGGTAGGCTTGCAAACTAACGAAGCAATAGATTGGAAGCGTGGAGAGATTGATGCAAAGTCAAAGATGCCGATCACACACATTTATTTTGGTGCCAATCAAAGTTTTCCGAACCCTACTATGAATGATGCCGAAACTTGGAGTGCATGGGAACGCATGATTCAACACTGGTTGGATCGGGGCTACTGGTGTACACTAGATCTTGATTCCGCTGCTGTAGAAGGGTTGTGCGAAGGCGGCCTGTGTGACCAATCACAATTCATTCCCATGATATCTGTGAAACTGCCTTACATTAAACTGCTAGGTTATAACGCTACTATCAAACTGGACGACAAAGATTTCCGAGCAACCAATCCTGGAGTATGGTGTCATAGCCTGCATGACTTGCTGGATAGGAAAACATTCACTGCCTGGGATCAATACACAAAGGACGAAGTAATCAAATGACACAAGTTGAACGCGAAACCGTAGAAAGAATCAAGCATGAAGCTCAAAGAAGAATCTGGGTCACCTTCCAAAAAGAAGGAATCCACTGCTACCCCGCAGCCGCAACAGATCCAGCCCTTAAGACGGGCGATGAGTATGATGTTAGTTTCCTTGGCACTCCTCACCGTCATATCTTCCACTTCCGGGTGTGGATTGATGTTGTACACAATGATAGAGACATTGAATTCATCCAGTTCAAGCGATGGCTCCAAAAACTCTATCAAGACGGAGTCATCCAACTTGACTACAAGTCATGTGAAATGATGTCGGACGATTTGTATTTGCAAATCGCCGCAAGGTATCCCGGACGCTCAGTCTGGATTGAGGTCTCTGAAGATGGTGAAAACGGAGCCCTTATTAAGTATGAAACTCACCGCCCTTCTCTTTCAATTGCTATCTAATAGGAAAACAAAATGGCAAAAATTACTTACAAATCTAACCCCCGTGTAGCCGAGATCCAGGAAGACCTGGAAAAGCTCATGGAGTTCTGTCAGGACTATGGCTATCGCTACAACGAGGCCGATTTGTACAACTTCAAGAGTTATGCGTGGCAACAGTATAACAAATATTCACAAGGCAAAAATGCCAAGAACATGTGGGACGAAGACACTCGTCGCTTTGCTGGCCATAGAGGTTGAGCATGAGTGCCGCGAGAGAACCAGATCAAGCGGACTTTGACTTGGATCGCTTTGTCAACTTGTTTGATGAAGCAATGACCAGTAAGGATCCCAGAGTGATTGAGACACTGCGCAATCTCATGATGATTGTGACACTGACTCGTCCGGAAACTTATAATGATCACAATCGTAGAGCCGGGCCGTTGAGAAGATTGTTTGAGGACATGAACGACCTAAATAGAAGTGTACATCGTATGCAGGAAGAAATTCAACATCTCAATAACAGATTTGCTCGTGCCGAACAACCATATCGTTGGGAAGCTGGAGACAAATATACCTTGGCAGGTGCGGGAAAAATGGCTCAACAGATTGATCAAGATGTGTTGGATCAACTGAGACGCCAACAACATCAAGCCGCAATGAAAATCAACGGTGGCATGACCTTGGGACCAGAGAACGCAAAAGGAAAATTGATTAAATGAGAAAACTATTTTACATGGGACTTGAGTCATATGAAGCAAGATACACTTTACAGCTCACAGAGTGGAACCGCAGAGTGTTTGAACGCCGTGGGCTAGACGTTGTTTATGTTCCAGGCACAACTATTGACAACACACAAGCTATCTCAGTGGGTCAGGTGTTGGACGCACACGGTCGCAGTTATTTTGCCATGAGCCAAATGATGAACTTGGTTCAAATGATGAAAAACGGTGAAGTCACAGAGTCCGACGTTATCTACTTTGAAGACATGTTTCAGCCCGGCTTTGAAAGCCTCGGCTATATCATGAATCAGATTCCTCCAGGACATTGTCCCAGAATCTTTGTGCGTTGTTTAGCACAAGCAATTGACCCTGATGACTTTGTGCATGTATGGGGGTTGCAGAAGTGGATGGGTTTATATGAACAAATGGTCAATGAGATGGTTGCGTTCTCTGGTGGAGCCGTTCTGGCAACCAACGAGGAAATGGTGGCTCATATGCGGATTGCTGGCTGGACTGCTCCGATCTACAACATTTCCGGCCTGGCATTTGGAAAAGACGAAGTTCTTGAACGTATCGGTGGCAAACAGAACATCAAGCCGTTTGATTCGCGTACCCGGAGGGTGGGTTTCGCTGCCCGCTTCGACCAAGAGAAACAACCTGGCTTCTTTATGGACCTTATTGAGATGTATGGTGAGCTTACCAGCGAGCCGTGTGAGTTTGCAATATACAGTGGCGGACCTCTCCGATCCAACAATCCAGAGTATATTGAACGTGCCCGCCGTATGGAGGCAGAAGGCAAACTCCGGATCTATGACAACATAAGCAAGAATGAATACTATAGTCATCTCAACAACACTCGTGTGTTGTTTAATTGTGCTCTACAAGATTGGGTTTCAAACACCGTATCAGAGGCCGATACTCTTGGATGCAATGTGCTATATCCAGCGTATCGCAGTTTTCCTGAAACCTTCGCGAACGATTCCAATAGACTGTATATTCCCTGGAGCATAGATGACGCTTATCACAAAATGCAAAACCTACTTCGCGAACCGCATCACAACATGGGACTTATTTCAGATTGGAACAATGCCACTGTGGATCGCATTGTTGATATTATTACTGGTAGCGGTGAGCAATGGAATAGAGCGGGCAATCGCTATCGTGACCATGTTGCTCACGAAAAATATCAAGTTGTAAAGATCGAAGAATGATTAGCGAATATTTTACAAAACAAATTGAACAAGGTGCTACAGAAATGTTTTTCTATGGGCTAGAATCTGGCCCGGTAGAAAACATGAAAATTAATATCACAAACCACAAAGGCGCACTGGACACATTTCCAACTAACTTAGAGTTTGTTAGAATGCTGAGTGAAAGTATGCCATTGTTCAAGGAAATTGAATGAGTGTTGTAATTGTAACTGGCTCAGCCGGATATATTGGCGGACAGACCATGCTCACATTGAAAGATGCCGGGCATGAAGTGTATGGCATTGACCGTAGAGAGCTACCTGCGCATCTTAGAGGTGTGCCTAATGGATTCTTGTGTGACGATTTTTCTACTGATACGGCCCTAAGTTGGATCATTACCAAACAACCTGATGCTATCATTCACTGTGCTGGCACCAGTCTTGTGGGTCCTAGTGTGAAAAACCCTAGCGAATACTACAACAACAATGTGGCCAAGACACTAAAGTTGTTGGACATTGTCAAGAACAGCATGCCTCGTTGCAAATTTGTCTTTAGTTCTAGTGCTGCCACTTATGGTGAGCCTATTATGAATCCCATTCATGAAGTGGATCCCAAAGAACCTGTCAGCCCATATGGTGAAAGCAAGCTGATGATTGACATGATGCTGGAAAGCTATCACCGGGCATACGGACTTGACTATGTGAGTTTCCGTTATTTCAATGCCTGTGGTGCTGATCCTCAAAGTCGTCATGGACAAGAGCCTGGTGCCACACACTTGATTGCTAGATTTTTAGAAGCTGCAAGAGACAATGAGCAATTCAGAATATATGGTGATGATTACCCTACTACTGATGGTACTTGTGTTCGTGATTATGTGCATGTGGATGATATCGCCCGAGCCCACGCTTTGGCGTTGTATCACAAAATTCCGTCAGGTGTCTATAACCTTGGATCAAATGAAGGCACAAGTGTCAAACAAGTAGTGGCACAAGCTGGAACTATCATTGGCAAGATGCCGACAATTGTGTTAGAAGCGCGGCGAGCAGGTGATCCACCAGAGCTCCGAGCAAGTGCTGCCAAGTTTGGCATGGTTGCAGGTGCGTGGCGGCATCATGATTTAGATGACATGATTCAACACGCATGGAACTGGTATGTTCGACAAGATAAAAAAGTTTGAAGAAGAACTAGCAGAGTTCACAGGAGCACCGTATGCTGTCATGACCGATTGCTGTACACATGCCATTGAACTTTGCTTGCGATATGATCGAGTACGAGCCTGTAAGTTTACACCTTACACTTACTTGAGCATTCCTATGACCATGCACAAGTTAGGCATTCACTATGTGTATCACGACACTGACTGGCAACACTGGGAAGGCGAATATGAATTCACTTACACTAGAATTTGGGATAGTGCTCGCAGATTGGAACAGGACATGTATCGTGCCGGCGCCATGCAGTGCCTGAGCTTTGGGCATACCAAGCCGTTGCCGATTGGGCACGGTGGTGCTATCTTACTGGATGACAAAAAAGCATATGAAACCATATTGCGTCAACGTTATGATGGCAGAGACTTAACAGTAGCACCCTGGCAGGACCAAAAGACATTTTATGTGGGCTACCATTACAAGCCCAGTATTGAAGATGCTGTGCAAGGTGTGGCATTGCTACAAGGTGTCAAGGAACACAATCCTAAACCTGTGTATGTGCCATATCCTGACCTAAGAAATATCAAAATCGTTGACAATTCTGTCTAAATACTTTACAATTAACACATAGACATCCACGTCTTATAACTCGGAGAATAACAATTGGAAAAAAATCTATCACAAGTCCTTCGCGAACAGATGAAGGCAGAAGGCAAAAGATTCTGGGCCGGCGACAACATCAGTGAATATGTTGACGAAGTTACCAAACTTGGTTTAATCAACGAAGCAACTGTGGCATTTGAACAAGTGCTAGATGTATTACTAATCGACAGAGAAAATGATCCAAACTCAAAAGGTACCGCACAACGTCTTGCCAAAATGTACTTCAATGAAATTATGGCTGGCAGGTATGAGGAGAGCCCTAATGCTACGGCTTTCCCGAACGATACGGACGGAGCATACGAGGGTATGTTGGTGGTGCGTTCAGAGCTTAAGAGCATGTGCTCGCATCATCACCAACCTGTTACGGGTGTGGCTTATATTGGAATCATTGCTGGTCCCGTGCTCATTGGTCTATCCAAGTATACTAGGATCGCGCAGTGGTGTGCAAGACGTGGGACTCTCCAAGAAGAACTATGTATGGATATTGCTCGCGAAATTGAATTTGCGACCGGGTCCAAGGATGTCGCAGTTTATATACAAGCTACCCATGGTTGTTGTGAGAATCGCGGTATCATGGCTCACTCTAGTCTCACCCAAACAACGGTTTTACACGGGGCTTTTAAAACAGACCAAAGTGTGAAGAAAGAGTTCTTTGACAATATCAAACTGCAACAGGACTTTGCACCACGATGATATTTTTTAATGCATTACGAGATGATCTGATGGTTCAACAACAAATCTCTAACTCATGGGAACACATGGTTGGGGTGATCATGCTGAATCAAACAGGCCGCAAACCTGTAAAAACAACCTTGCCAGAATTTTTATACTGGTTCCCAACACCGGAAGTATTGATTGCGGCCGATGAAGATTTTGTAAAAAGCATTATCGCACCATTGGGTATGGCCAATGTAAGGTACACTAGATTGAAAAAAATGAGTCAAGACTACATGACCTGGAATGGTGATGATGCTACCGATTTGTACGGCATTGGCAAATACGGCAGTGATAGTTATGAAATTTTCTTCAAGAAGAACTACGCTGTAGAACCCAATGACAAAGAACTCAAACGATATCTCAAAGAGGAAATTTGCGTATGATAATTATTACTAATCGCGCTGGCGACATTCAGATGCCAGCAGAAGAAGGATTGTTGGAATGGTTGCAGACCAACTATCCCTATTCCCAATACCACCTGGAGGAAATTTAAATGGGAAAAAAGAGACCCAAGATGTCTAAAGCAGACTCAGACGCACTCGAGGCGTTGAAACAGGAATTTGAAGCATTAACCACAGAGGAAAATCAAATGGCAAAATCAAAATCAAAAGTAAAGACCCCAGGGTCAGTTAACCGACTTAGCGACAAGCTGGTCAAAGTCAACGAAAACTTTACCATCAACATGTATGACAACGGCTACATGATTGAAGTAGGCGGCAGAGACGATGAAGATAACTGGAAAACTTCCAAGATCATTGTTGACACTGTGGAAGAACTGTTGGTATTGGTTCGCGAAGCAACTGAAATTGAAAGGGCAGACTAATGGCTAAGAAAATTACCCCCTACGAACAAGCGCCTTATCAACAAGGCTACGAGCAGGCCAAGGCCGGCGAAAAGTGCAACAACCCGTATTTGAAATTGGAAGATGCCGAAGCAGATGCCGACGACTTCCAACGTGGATACGACAACGCTACAGAAGAACAGGTGTAATCATGGCCACTTGGGCGCTAACCACTAAGACCAAAAAAAACGCTGTTGAAAAACAGTTTTGGTACAAAGACGGTCGTGTAATCATCCGTGAAGAAGGCTATCGTTGGGGCAAGTTCTATTGCGAAAGCGACCAGCGTCCTGATGTGGATCTTGCCAACCCAGATGGCTATGAACTTGGCGACAGTGAGTATGACTGGGAACTTGATCATCTTGATGATGGCTGTTGGGCAGACTGGACATTTCCAGATGACATGACTGAAGAAGAACAACAAGCAATCGAAGCAGCCTGGGACGAAGACTTTTACGATGGTATGGAAGGTCTGGGCTGGAGCAATGATGATACTGAATACTGGTTCTACGGCGAACTGGAACTGGAACAAGCATGACTGATTTAGAAATTGCATATCAACAAGATATTGCACCCTGGGACGACCGTGTGACAGAACTGTCAGACTATCACGTTGTTGTGTTTCGTGATCGTTATCCTGTCACACCTGGTCATTTGTTGTTTGTGCCACAGTACAATAATGATAATGTAATTGTGGACTGCTTTGAATCAGCCATGTTGCATGGTCGCAGAATGATTGCTGATGGCGAGTGTGATGCGTTCAACATTGGTATCAACATGGGTCGTGAAGCAGGCCAAACTGTGATGTATCCACATGTGCATTTGATCCCACGTAGAGCGGGTGACTGTGCAGATCCTGTTGGCGGCGTGCGTGGTGTGATTCCTGGTCAAGCTAATTACAAAACAGCAGGCTATCAAAAACCATAATATGTTCCTAGGGCTCAAACAAGATTTTAAATCCGATAGTGCAACGCCTATTGATCAACTTGATAAAAAGTGGTCAGTAGTAAATCACTACGGTCGTTTTTATTTGTTGTCCAATGTGTGTCCGCATCAAAACAGTAGGATCAGCAACTGTAAAACATCTAAACTAACGTGCCCATACCATGGTATGCAATTTGATTTATTGGGGCTAGGCATTGGTAACGATCTAGTGCTACAAAAACAATCTTGCTATAGTGATGGTGCTATGTTGTTTGACCAATTAGTGCCTTATAGTTTTCCAATTCCGACAGAACATTTTGAATTGGTAGAACAGCGCCGAGACACAGTGAACGCATCAGTTGAAACAATCATGGATGTGTTCTTGGACATAGATCACATTCCTGTAGTACATGCGGGCGTGTATGATCGAATAGGTATTCTAACTGTTGGTCGTGTGGTTTATGAAACATTTGATGGTGGTTCTGTGCAATTTGTGCCCCCACAAAATAACAGTCACATGATACCTCAAGATCAGGAATTGAATCTTGGCGCCTGTTGGATGGCACTATATCCTGGCACAATGATTGAGTGGCAACCAGGCGCATTGTTTGTTACTGTAGCAACCGACTGTGGTGTACAAGTGTACAAATATCGTGACACCAGATATCCACTCGGCAACTGGCAACTCAACGAAGATGTATGGGAGTTGGCTTGGAGTCAAGATCGAGCACTTAGTGAAAACATAGTTGAAATAGGCCATAGCAATTTAGATCAACTCAAACAACATCATAGGACCTATCATGCTGTGCAGAGATAACTGGATTGACATCAGTTGGGATGGACTTCCAAAGCGCAAACAAAAAGAAAATTTGCGTGTGACATTCAATCAAAAAGCCAACAAGATCATACCGTTTGATCAAGCGTGTGATCAAGTGGCACATGAAATTTACAGTCAGCATAAAGATTTGTATGTTGCACTCAGTGGCGGGTGTGATAGTGAGAATGTAGCTAATACATTCTATAGAAACAACATACCGTTTACTCCTGTCATTCTGATCTATGATAATGTAGAAGACCAGGAACAAATAAAAGAAAGTTCATATGCTATTGACTGGTGCAAGCAACACAATGTTGAACCTTTGATTATTCATTCACAAGACTTTGTTGGATCACTAGAAGAAAAACATTCATTTCTTGACATCCGACCTAGATTACCATATGGTCTTATTACAACTCTAATGTTGTCAAAACTCATGCAAGACACACAAAGATTTTTAGTAACCGGATACCAATTGGAATATTATCCTGATCAGGACCAAATGACTTATCTAGAACCACAACTGGGAGACTATGTAGGATTTGTGTTAGAGGAAACTGATCACTATTTAGAAACAATGTGTCCCAATCAGCATCCTTGGGGATTTCACTATTGGAATCCAGATATCTTAGCAGCATTTGTTAACGAATGGGATGTTGGAATGAACATGCAAGAAAACAAAGCTAATATCTACAAGGTGCGTTACAGACCAAAAATGGGGTATCCGCGTGATATGCTGCCTAGTAACAAAATTCATGTTCGAAAAATGCTAGGCAAGCAGTTTGGTACGTTGGATTGTGCGCTGTTAGGCACAAAACAATCACTACTCGAAAAACTTGTTAAATAGTTCTCTAAGCGGCCTGTCCGGCATCATCCCGCTATACAAACTCTGCTGCCTATGCTATAATACATAGGAGGACAATATGGCAACACATCAATCTGTACAATACAAGTACACCAGCACCAAAGAGTATCACGATGCTTTTCCCTGCGCATACCGTCAATGGCGTGCCGACAGCCACTGCAATCTAATTCACGGTTACTCATTCTCAATGAAGTTCTACTTTGGCACAGACAATCTGGATGTACGCAACTGGGCTGCCGACTACGGCGGTCTCAAAGAACTGAAGAAAACTTTGGAAGATCAATTTGATCACACCTTGCTGGTATCTGCAGATGATCCAGAGCTGGAAACATACAAGCTCTTGCAAGAGAAGAAAATAGCCAAACTCACAATCCTGCCACGCTTAGGGTGTGAAGGCTTGGCAGACATGCTGTACAAGTATGTGAACGGTGTTTACATTCCGGACCTGTGGGGTCCGGGTGAAGCAGAGCGTCTCTGGTGCTATCGTGTAGAAGTGCGCGAAACACAGAGCAATATGGCTTTTCGAGAAGGCCATCGCGAGTGGATGGAAGATCTATTCGTTTAATATAACAAGGAAAAATCATGTTAGATCGAATCTTAAATGGCGTTGACCGTGCATTGGCCTACAAGCTCATGCTGGCACATATTATTATTATTGCTATCAGCAACTACATTGTGCAATTCAAATTCTCAGTGTTTGGTGCACCATTGGCGGCAGCCGCATTTACATTCCCACTAGTGGTTGTGTTGACCGACTTGACTGTGCGCCTGCTAGGCAAACAAACTGGTCGTGCTGTGATTGCCTTAGCATTCATTCCAGCAATCATTGTGTCAATGGCAGTGGTTAAACTGGGCGGCGCTCCTGATTCAGTGGCCTTCCGCATTGGTCTTGGTTCAGGTGTTGCATACTTTGTGAGCAATTTGCTTGACGTATACGTGTTCCAGTACATTCGTGAGAAGTATGCCACCTGGTGGATTGCTCCTGCATTGAGTTCAGTTGTAAGCACATTCTTTGATACCTATGTGTTCTTCTTCACTGCTTTTGCTGGCGGCGCAAACGAGTTTATGGCTGCCAACTGGCACATTGTTGCAACCAACAATTCCATCAGCAAAATTATCGTGAGTCTGTTAGTTATTCTGCCTGCGTATGGTTTCTTGTTGAATCACTTGCAGAAAAAATTAGCTGCGCAAGAGGCCTAAATGACTCCAGAGTTTAATATAGCAATATTGTTACCCACTCGCGGTCGAGCAGAAATGTTAGAACGCAGTATACAGAGCCTAATCTTAATGGCCAAGGATCCCAATCAAATTCAACTAATGCTGGCCTTTGATAATGATGATGAAGTGGGAACCAAACATTTTGAACAAGTGGTACAACCTTGGTTGGATGATAACATGATCAATTACACTGCCATGACATTTGAACCTTTGGGCTATATTAGACTCAACGAGTATGTGAACGAACTGGCCAGAAACAGTGATGCTCGCTGGCTGGTTTTTTGGAATGATGACGCTGTGATGGAAACACAGGATTGGGATAACGAAATCATGAAGTGGGATAGACAATTCAAACTGTTGGCATTCCGCACTCACAATCTTCATCCTTACAGCATCTTTCCTATTGTGCCACGCAAGTGGTTGGATCTGTTGGGCTATCTAAGTCCACATCAAATTTCAGATGCTTGGCTCAGTCAACAGGCCTATATGCTGGACATCATGGAACGAATTCCTGTTGAAGTCCTGCATGACCGTCATGACTTAACTGGCAACAACAAAGATGAAACTTTTTTGAATCGCCCCATGCTAGAAGGCAATCCCATGGACCCAGATGATTTTCACAGCATCGATCAAACAGGCATTCGTCATGCCGACTGTGCAAAAATTGCCAATTACCTACAAAAAGAGTGCGATATTGATATGAAATTTTTTACCAATATTTTTTCTGGGGCACAAGATCCTTGGGAAAAACTCAAACTCAACGATGTAAACAAACAAATGGTACAGTTTGCTCACCCTGCTTATAAGAATCATGTCCCAAAATAACATAGAAGATAAAATCCGTCGCTACTGGAACACTCAACCTTGCAACGTCAAACATGGTCAAAGTGATATTGGCACCCCCGAGTTCTTTCGCGAAGTAAGTGAGCGAAGATATCGTGTAGAACCACATATTGCAGAGTTTGCAGGATTTCACTTGTGGGCTGGCAAGCGTGTGTTGGAAATTGGCTGCGGCATTGGATCAGACGCTGAAGAATTTGCCAAGGCTGGCGCTGAGTATGTAGGTATTGACCTAAGTGAGCAGAGCATTGCACTAAGTCAAAATCGATTCAAAGTACTGGATCTTGAAGGCGAATTCCATGTCAAAGATGCCAGCAAATCATTTGCTGATCTTGGTCAGTTTGATCTTGTGTATAGTTATGGTGTGATACATCACTTTCCGGGCATTGACACCATAATTGAAAATGTCAAAGAGGTATTGGTACCCGGGGGCGAATTTCGTTTCATGGTATACGCCAAAAACTCCTGGAAGTATGCTATGATCCAGAAAGGACTGGATCAGTTTGAAGCACAAGCCGGCTGTCCGTACGCACAGGCCTACTCAAAAGACGAAATACACAAATTATTAGAACATGGGTGGCACATTGAGAGGTTGCGTCAAGACCACTGTTTCATGTATAATGTAGATTCATACAAACAAGGACGCTACGAATTAGAGCCTTGGTTTGAGGTCATGTCGGATTCCCATAGACAGGCTGTGAGAGAATACTTGGGTTGGCATCTACTGGTTAAAGCAACAAAACTATGAAATTAAAAGTCAGTGAACTATTTTACTCTGCTCAGGGCGAAGGACGATTTGTTGGAGTTCCTTCTGTGTTCTTACGAACCTTCGGCTGCAACTTTACATGCGCGGGATTTGGATGCTCTCCCGGCCATAAGAGCACTGAGGCGGATGAAGTGGCCAAATCAATCCATCTCTACAAGACTTTTGAAGAGCTTCCTCTTGTTAACACAGGATGCGACTCGTATGCCAGTTGGCATCCTGCATTCAAGGACCTAAGTCACACACTCACACACGATGAACTGATTGAAAAGATGTTGGCGCTCACACCCAATCATCGCTGGCAACAAGACAACGGCAATGATGTGCATCTTGTGATCACAGGTGGCGAACCACTACTGGGTTGGCAGCGTGGCTATGAAGAACTGCTGTCGCAAGGTAGTATGGGTGATTTGAAGAACATCACATTTGAAACCAATGGCACTCAAAAGTTACAGCCAGCATTTCGAACATTTTTGCACGAGTGGCGACGCCCTGCACTAGGCGCCGTGCCCACGCAAGAAATTACTTTTTCAGTAAGTCCTAAACTGTCAGCATCAGGTGAATCGTGGTCGGATGCTATCAAGCCTGAGATTGTAGCAGACTATCAAATGCATGGCACAGTGTATTTGAAGTTTGTGGTAGAAACCTTAGCACACTTCGAAGAAGTTGATCGTGCTGTGGTTGCATATCGTGAGGCCGGATTTTGTGGTGTTACCTATGTGATGCCACAAGGTGGTGTGGTTACTCCATACGAACGCAACCGAGTGAATGTGGCTGACTGGGCACTGGCACGTGGCTACAACTACAGCCCAAGATTGCATGTGGATCTTTGGGGCAACGGATGGGGCAAGTGATTAATTACGCAGGCGTTCGCTTTGAATCAAAAGTTTTTTTATCATGTTTTCACTCATGTACGGAAATAAGTTTGGTATAAATGCATGGATGATGCTTAGTATGCCCGCAACAATTAGCACTATTCCGGCCCAAACAGCAAATACAGTATGTGGTATCCATCCCTTGCGAGAATTGTAAACATGATTTTTTTCGTACATAAAATTAATTATGCGTTTTGAATGTAAGTCTAACATTAAGATATTCCACAGGAATTGGTATAGTCGAGATGATCTTGCTCGTGGTGTAAGCTATTGGGCCAAATATCTAAATTCAAAATACAACGTCAAACACGGGCTACCACTTGGTGTTGCGCACGGAGTAATTACTTTTTCTAGCATTTGTTGTTATCTAGCACTTTACAAAATCAAAATGCCGTTTACTTGTATTGATAGCCACAATATAGGCAATGACCAAACACCATGTCAAGCAAGAATAATCTTAGGCGAACCTTTTGCATCAATCGAATCCAAGCTAGATATTGATTGTACTGATTATTTTTTGCATGGACTAGCAATGGGTCAACATCAGGAGCATGATGATTTAGTGTTTGAGTTAGCAGATGATCATTTAATTTTTAGTTACACATCTGGATCAACTAGTACTAAAAAATCTGTTATCACCAAAGCAAGTCAAGAAGGAGCAGCAGTTCAAACAGCAATAGATCAATATTTTGACTGTGATGATGTGTGTTTATTTTCACATGAAATGACTCATCGAGGAGTGCATACCACTGCAATTTTGCCTGCATTGTTTAGTGCTAGTGAGATTATGTTTGTCAACGCACAGGAATGGCCAAGAGTAGTAACCCAAGCCACACATTGTCAATGGTTTCCTATCATGCGTGAATATTTTAAACTGACTCCTAATATTAAAAAAATTACAGTTGGTGGATCCAAAATTGACGACGAGACCGCTGACTATCTATTGACTCAAGCACCCAATGCAACCATATACGATATCTACGGGTTAACTGAATGTTTGCCGCCATTGGCCATTAGAAAACTCACAATCATGGACCGCCCTAACGAATTTAAAATTTGCCGACCAGACTTGAAGTTTGCTGATGACGGACAATTAACTATCACAGACAACAGCAACACTATAAAAACTGGCGACCATATAGAATTTGTTAGTGATACTGATTTTAAATTTATTGGAAGAGTCAAACGACTTGTAAGAGTCAATGGACATCTGTATAATCAAACAGACTTACAAATTTTACTTGGTAAAAATTTTCCAATAGACCAATTCAGTCTAAATATCAATCAAGAAAAGTTAATTTTACAAGTTACAGGAAACACTGATCAATACATTGAGTGGTGTCAAAAAAATTATGTTGAGAACTTTACTGTGACAAAAGTAGATAGAGTTGCCACTAGTGGCGGTATTAAAACTGTGAACAACGGTGAATATAATGTATCTTGATGGAGTATTTGAAATGTTTGATTGGTTAAAGAAAAAGAAAAAAGTCACCAAGCGTGAACTACCAGAAGTTAGCAAGACTCCTCCTATGCCGGAAGTCAAAGCACCAGTAAAGTCTGAAAAGCAAATTGCTACCGAAGCTAGTGAGCCTTGGGTTAGTGTATTGCGTATGGATGTGGATCCCAATAACTTGCACCAAGGTGCGTTTGAACTAGACTGGAATGAAATATTTGTGGCTCGCTTGGTCAAGGCCGGCTACATGATGAAACCCACAGATAGTGATGGAGAGATTGTGGATCGGTGGTTCCAAAATGTTTGCCGACACGTTGTGATGGAAACATGGGAACAAGAACAAGCAATTAAAAACTCCGGCATGTATGTACAGAAGCGTGACCTTGGAGATGGAAGAAGTGAGATAGGCTAATGGAACCAATCAAGCCGCCCAAAACAATCAAAGTATATCAGTTGATGCGGCAAACTGGTATGAGTTTTAATGCTGCCGTAACTAATTTAGGCAATGGAATATTTCCCACACTACAAGAAGCCGAACACAATCGCACTCTAGAAGTGCTTAAAGATACAACATCAGGAATCAACAAGCCCAAGTGGCATGTATTTGAACTAGAGTTTCCTAACCCAGCATACGAAGAATGATATTCAATCACATCAAACAACTTAAATCAGAAGGTAAACGAATTGGCATCACTTTCTCAACCTTTGACATGCTCCACGCGGGCCACATTGCCATGCTCTCGGAAGCCAAGAACCACTGTGACTACCTCATCTGTGGGCTCCAAACAGACCCGACTATCGATAGGCCTGAGACTAAGAATCATCCGATACAAAGTATTGTGGAGAGACAGATACAGCTTTCTGCATGCCGTTATGTTGATGAAGTTGTTGTGTACCAAACCGAACAGGATCTTTGTGACCTTCTATTGATCCTGCCCTTGGATGTTCGGGTGCTGGGTGTAGAGTATTGTGACAAAAATTTTACCGGTCGTGATGAGTGTTATGATCGTGGCATTGAGATTGTGTTCAATGGTCGAGATCATTCATTCTCAAGCTCAAGCCTACGCAAGCGTGTGGTAGCTGCGGAAACAGAAAAAGTACTGCTACAGCGATGATCACAGTAGAGTTTGACTGCGACTTTCGAAAAGTAGCTGAACTATGCCAACGTCATATTGGACCACGCAAGTACTATCTACATAATAAGATCGGCGGCGACGATTGGGAGGTGATCCCACACTTCCAGTTTTTTGGCAGTAGCCGTGAATTTTGTACACAAGCAAAAATCAAAGATCCCAAAATGGCAACATTTTTAAAATTAAAATTAAGATGATATTGTATGTAAATGGTTGCAGCCACACAGCGGCTGCTGAAGCAGTGGTGCCCGATGTATTTGCTGTAGATGATGGCCGATATGGCATTGACCGTAGACCACACCCAATCAACTTGGAAGCCAGTTGGGGCCGGCACTTGAGCCGAATGCTCAACACTGAGTTTTATTGCGATGCTGAAACAGCAGCCAGCAATGATCGCATACTGCGCACTACTACAGATTGGATTCATAACAATTATAGCCGTTTGTATGATACTGTGATGGTAATACAGTGGACCACTTGGGAAAGAGAAGAATGGGTGTTCGAAGGTCGACATTATCAAGTAAATGCCAGTGGTGTAGATATGGTGCCACCAGAATTAGAATCACGCTATCGTCAGTACATACTAGATGTCAATTGGACTCAAAAGACAGATGAGTGGCACAACAAAATATGGCACCTACACCGCCGACTAAAAGACCTTAATGTTCGGCATTTGTTTTTCAGCGGCAACAGCACATTTAGTGATGTACCAAATCAGAGAGATTGGCAAAATCACTACATCCAACCTTACTCAACCGAGCACAGTTGGAATGCCATACTAAAAAACAACGGATTTGAGCATGTGAATCCCGAAAGTTATCATTTTGGAGCCAATGGCCATAGATTTTGGTCGGAATATGTGTTACACTACATGAAGCAACACAAACTTCTAGACCGCCCTAATGAAATATCTACTGATTGACACTGCCAACATGTTCTTCCGCGCCCGCCATTCGGCACACAGGGCCAGTGACACATGGACTAAATTGGGCTTTGCACTGCACTTGACCATGATGAGCGCCAACAAAGTAGCTAGACGTTTTGGCGTAGATCACGTGGTTTTCGCACTAGAGGGGCGCTCCTGGCGCAAGGATCACTACAAGCCTTACAAAGCCAATCGCGCTGTGGCCCGTGGTGCCATGAGCGAAACTGAAGCAGAAGAGGACAAACTGTTTTGGGAGACCTATGACGAGCTGACTAAATACTTGTCTGAGAAAACAAATTGTAGCGTGATCCGTTGCGCAACAGCAGAAGCGGACGACATCATAGGCCGCTGGATTGCACTACACCCCCAAGATGAACATATTATTGTCAGCAGTGATTCAGACTTCGTTCAGTTGGTTGCACCAAATGTGCAACTCTACAATGGCATAAACGATCACCTGTTCAGTGTTGATGGCGTAACAGATGCCAAAGGCAACAAATTGAGCTTTACAATCGAAAGCAATTCCAAGATCAAAGTAGGCAAAGCTGATAAAGACTTTGTGGCTCCAACTGACTATCAGAAATGGGTGCTGTTCTTGAAGTGCATGCGTGGCGATTCTGGTGACAATGTGTTTTCGGCTTATCCTGGTGTGCGGGTGAAAGGCACCAAGAACCAAGTTGGACTCACAGAAGCCTTTGAGGATCGTGACAAGAAAGGCTATTCTTGGAACAATCTCATGTTGCAACGTTGGACCGACCATGAACAAGTTGAACACAAGGTGCTAACAGATTATGAACGCAACGTAACGCTGATTGATCTCACAGCACAGCCTCCAGAAGTGAAAGATGTTGTGGATGCTGTGATCTGTGAACAAGTCAGTGCTAAAGACACGGGCATGGTGGGCGCACACTTTCTCAAGTTCTGTGGAAAGTATGAACTTACCAAGCTGAGCGACCAAGCTGAACCAATTGGTCGTTGGCTGAATCAAACATATCAAGGAGTGTTAAAATGATCATAGCAAAACCAGTAATTGACAATCAATACTGGATTCTCAAACAAGACAATCAGAAGATTGGCAACATTGAAGCCAGTGCAGATGGGTATGTGGTAAAAATACAAAATCAAATATCCAACTACAAAACCATGCCCATGGTTAGAGAGGTGATTGACATCACTTTTGAACCTTCTGAAACAGTAACACCACCACCCAATGATTCAGTTCACGGCTACGAAACTGGATGCAAAACCTACAATGGATTGTGGAATGTGCGACTAAAGTTGCCACTGTTTACCAAACAAGACAAATCTAAGTCGTGGTTTGCGGCTGGATGGTACACAGTAAAACAACATCGTGCATGGAAAGTAGTGCGTAATCCCAAATTGATTGCACTAGAGCGTTACAAGTATCAAGGACCATTTTACACAAAGGAGCAAGCAAATGAATCCATTTAAAGACCATCAAATGTTTATGTTGGCATCAGGCCAAACTACTGGAATTGAAAACGTCGATCAGTACAAACTTTACTACTCTCTTATCAAAGAAGAAGTGCAAGAGCTTGACGATTCAAGCACTAGAGAAGATGATGTAGATGCGCTTATTGACATCATGGTTGTGACAATTGGCGCTTTATGGTCAATTGGCGTAGATGTAGAAGGTGCATGGAAAGAAGTACACAACAGCAATATGGCCAAAGTAGACGCAGGCACTGGCGTGGTGTTGCGCAGAGAAGATGGAAAAATTCTCAAGCCTGAAGGATGGCAGCCTCCTAATTTGAAACAATACCTGCGATGAGTTTGCATATCAATCGGTTCATTGATTCAATCAAGGCAGCAGAAAGTCGTGGTCAAAAAGACCTAATCATGCCCATGCGTGATGCCAAGGATTTGCACGGCGATATAACCAAACTGTTGTTGGCACTAGAACAATCACGCCAACAACAGGCTGTTCAAAATGAACCAATTGAGGTGGTTTTGTCCGGCGGCGGTTTTAAATCTACATAGTTATTGGGATAAATAAACACGGAGTTTATCTATGTCAAGACCCAAGCCACAGGTGTTAATTGAAATCACCAACAAACAAACCTACAAGACCGAGCAAGTGCTGGCCTCAGAAGGCGTGTGGGCAGTTTTTTACGACAACAAACCAATCAACTTAAAAACTTCAAACATGCTTACCCAGTATCCTGGACCCAAGTATAAAAAGGTCAGTTTCTCTAATCCCGGCCATGCCAAGAATCTAGCTCGCAAACTTAACACACAGTTTCAAACCACAAAGTTTTCAGTAGTGCTCCTAACTGCTGGTGATAAAATTTATCCATAATGTTTGATCATTACCCCACTAGACTGGCGTTAGAGTTATCCACGCAGTGTAACAGTGCGTGTATACAATGCAATCGATATCTTGACGATGATCCTGTGTTGGGTATAGTAGAAAATCCTGCGGTACCACAAACCACAATGACACTAAGTGACATTAAAAAATTGTTACCATCTGATTATCTTACCAAAGTCAAATATATTAAACTAACAGGATCGCATGGTGATCCTACCATGGCCAAAGATGCCATACCCATAATGAGTTGGATCAAGCAACAGAATCCCAATATTCTTTTTCAAATGGATAGCAACGGCGGAACCAGAACTGTGACCTGGTGGCGAGATGCAGCTAAGTTTTTTTCAGTTGATACTCATCCCTACAATTTTTTAACTTTTAGTATTGATGGTCTGGAAGACACCAATCACATTTATCGACGTAGGGTAGTTTGGAAAAAAGTCATGCGCAATGCCCGAGCATTTATTGATGCTGGTGGTATAGCATGCTGGGCATTTTTGGTATTTGAACATAACAAACATCAAGTTACAGAAGCACGTAACTTGGCCAAGAAAATGGGGTTTACTTATTTTCAAGTAAAAGTAAGTTCAAGGGAAACCATACGACCAGTACAATGGTTGACTCCACCCAAGAGTTGGAAGGTAGTCCAGCCTCGAGGCAAAGGCGACATACAGTGCCTACAACTACCTCGCGATGAAATCATGATCACTGCACAAGGATACTTTTTACCCTGTCCTTACATTGCCGAGGCTGCATATGGCCCGACTCGCCCTGATGACGCTACAGAAGAAATACATGGAGTGTTGGGAGACTTTCAACAGTATCACGGCACAAATGGCCTAGATAAAATTTTGCCACTGTATAAAAAAGTAAGTGACCGGTGGGCCACCAACCCCATGAGAGTTTGTAGCACAGAATGTGATGGTACTAACTTGCATCGACTTCAGCAATATCTTAAAATTGAAAGATTAAAAGATGTATGACAACCAGACAGCAGTATACAGAACGATTGCTGGAGTCATTGCCCGAAGATGATCGCCCCACACTAGAAGAAGCCTTGCAATCTTGGTGGATGAATTTTAGAGATGGCGGTGGTTTGCGTTTGACCAACGCTGGATTTATGGCATTTGGAACTTGTGATTTAAAAACATACTCATTTGACGTGCCAACTAACTTGCCGGCTATTGCTAGGCATTTGTTAACTCTAGACAAAAAATTAGATTGTCCTTACTACATTAAAATTGGCAAAAATCCGCAGATTATTTTGTTCGGCAGTCAGCAAGCCATGATGTTGGCCATGTACGGTGATCTAGAAAAGTGGATGACTTTTTTGAATCGGACTTAATTACATGTACTGGAACAATCCCCTAATTGAAGCACAGTGGCCCGGCGCCCAAGATCCTGTGCATGATAGCATGCACAACGGCAATCATTGTTTGTTTTGGAATCCACATGCGGAATTTCAAAACCTGCCAACCAATCAGCGACTCGGTGAATTGTGTAGATGGGCAATGGAATGGCTCGACCATGACGGTGTAGATGGGTTTGCAGCTGATGCTCGCAATCATTACGACATTGCCAACTTGGTCAAACTGAATCTTTGGATACACGATATTCGAGCACAAGGCATTGTAAAACCTTGGCTGTTATTAGATCAAGATGGCACATTGGTCCCTGGCACCGGCGACAGTAGATTGAGATGTTTAGAACGCATACCAGAAATTCAAACTGTGCCTGCGTTCATAAGCACACAT